TTTCTGCGTCTGGTCTTTGAGTGTAGTTTCTTCCGATTCCAGCGCTAGTGAGTATTTTACTATTATATTCTTTATGTTTTTCATCTGTTTTATTTACATATTTTACTACGTAATTTATTGTTTTTTCGTTTACGTATCCACCGTTATTTTTTTCGCCTACCCATGTGTAGCCGTATTTCCATATTTTATTTATTGTTTTTGCATTTTCGTTAGTCCATATTATACCATGCATGTGTATATTTTCTGTTCCATTTCCGCCTAGTTCTGTAACTAGCCAATGTTTTACGCTTTTTTTGTATTTTTTTCTCCAGCGTTCTAAAAATCTTCTTGTTGCTAGTGTTGCTATTTCATTATCTAGGTTATAACCATCAACACCTTTTATTTCTTTTGCTAGATTTGCTATGCTTTCGTTACTGAATGTTAATGTAACGAATTTTCCTTTATTATCGTGTCTAATTTCTTCTTGTAATCTTACTTGCCAATTTCTTGCTTTTTGTTTTTTACATTCTATGCATTTTTGACACCCTACTGGTACCATTAGTACTCTTTCATCAGTTACGGGGGGTATATTCCCCCCGTTTTTTTTGTTACTGATGTATTTTCTGTTTTTTATTAGTTTAGGGTATAAACACATTATTTAATTTGATTAATGTTGCTTTCTTGTATTCCAAACATTGTTTTAATTTTACCTATTAATTCTAATAGTTGGTTTCCAGCTACTCTATCTAAACTTTGGTATTCTGCGTTTGTATTTGCATTAAATTTTCCAATTTTTATTTGTTCTGCTAAATTATTTATTTGTGCATCATTTAGTTTAATTTGGCTTTTCATAACTCCTAGTTTAAATGCTTCATTTATTGCTTCTGCATTAATCTTATCTTCTGCACTTTTTTGTGTTTTTTCATCTACATTAGCTTTTACTAATGCACTTCTTTGTTCACTTTGTGCTTTATCTGCATTTGCTTTTATTGTTGTTAATACATCATCTAAACTTTTTGTTCCAATTTCATTTTGAATTTTTGCGTTTGCTGTATTCATTTGTTTTAATGCTGTATCTGCTGCAGTGTTTGCTATTCCAGTATCTCCAAGATTTCCACTTGTTGGTGTTTCGCTTTTTATTTTATCTGCTTGTGCTTTTACAAGTTCTGTTTGTGCCGTTTTTAGTGCTGCATCTTGTGCTATTCCTAATATTTGTGGCATTGTGTTTTGTGGTGCATTACCACCACTTGCACTACCGCTACTACCAGCACCCATGCTTTGGCCACCGCCTCCACCCATTCCATACATTAAACCTACATTTAGTCCAGCATTCTCCATATGTTTTACTTGATTTTCATAATTTGTATAATCCCAGTTTTGTTGTTGAATTTGTTGTCCTTGTAGGTTCAATGCTTGTTGATTTTGGAATTGTTGTTGCATTAACGCTTGTTGTTGTGCATATTGTTGTTGGTTACCCATTTGGTTTAACCCTATTCCTAGCAATTGTTGGGCTCCACCCAACGCCATTGCTCCTCCGATTCCTATTGGCATATTTTCGCGCTTTTTTAAAAGCGATACGTATTACTTGATATATAAGAACACATGCGTACCGCCTTGGTTAAATTTTTTTATTTATCTGTTCCAGTACCTTGTGTTGACTCGGTTCCACCGATTTCATCTGATACTATTTTCATAGTAGCTTTATGTTCTGATTTAGCTATGCTACTTTTTAACATTTTATCCATTGCATCTACTGCAATTTCGAATCTATCCGTTCTAATATTATAACCAGCTTTTACACCTTCACTTTTTTCTGTAAAAATAAGAGGTGCTCCATCTTTAATTGGTTCATTATTAGTTGTAATTCTATCTATTTTTTCTTCAAGTGTTTGTCCTTGAGTACTTTGATTAACTTTAAAGCCAGTATGGCTATAATTGCTTGCTTTATACATTTTTTTAGTTTTAAAAGTTTATATTAGGGGGATTTCTCCCCCTTTTTTTTTATAAATTAGGCATTAATTTTGCCGACATTTTTCTTCTAGCAGTCATATTTACTGCGATTTGAGTCCAAAAGTTTTGAGCATCTAACCTTGTAGATGCAAAGATATTATTGAATTTTGAAGGATCAATGTAAGTTGTTAAATCTTTTATTTTTCCTTCTGAATTTTTTTCATATCTTCTGTTTAATGTCATATACATTTGTCCTCCTTGATTTCCATTTGAACCACCTTGTTCTGCAAAGTTACCTCTTGTTTGGTTTACGTTTGTCATGTAGTTTATCCATGCTGGTTGTTTTCCAGCGCTTGAATAGATAATTTCATCTGTTGGGCTGATTGCTGTATCAAACCATGCCATTTGGTCTGTTATTAAGTCTTGGAATCCAATTTCATCTAATGCTGGTTTATGTAAATCATTTAAAGTTGTTAAGTTTACATCCCATTTGTTACCTTGGCTATAGTCAATTCTTGGTGTAAGTGATACAATACCAATTATGTAACTTGGTTCATCTACTTTAATATGAATTTTTCCTCCTTTTTTCTTTCCAGTTAATACACCTCTACCAGCTAATGTTCCTAGTGGTTGTGCTACATCTGCAAGTTCTGCTTGTGCATTAGACACTACTTCTTGGAATCCTAGTTCTTTAATTAATCCACCACAATACATTGGGTTTTCTTGACTTCTTGTTCTTTCGTGTGTATATACTGCGTTTAACCAATCATCATAGCTACCACCGCTTACTGCGATTCTGTTTAGCATTTCATAGATTTTGTTATTAATTTGTAATGCATTTATTGTAAATTCACCGCTTGATGTATCTACTGCAGTAATTTCATTAATTCCATTTGCTCCATCAATCCATTCTGTACTTATCCAGTTATTGAACAAATCTGATTGATATGTTTTTAGTCCTAAACCCTCTTGACTTGATAGTTTACAATATCCTAAATCTCCAGTTTCTAATGGCGGTCCGTATGGTGCTGGACTTGATCTATCAATGATAAATGCTGTTGGTGTAGTTGTTGCACTTAATATTGCTTCACGCATATCATCTATATTTGATAGTGGGAAAGTTACTACTTTCGGTTTTTGTTTAAAATCTACTGTTGTACCATCGTAATTTAGTGATGTTATTGTTGATCCTCCGTTAGTATTCCAATAGTTTGTAGGCAATGTGCATGTTAAAGTATTATTTGCTAGATTCCATACAATACTACTATATAAATTTGTAATTGGTGATGTTACTCCATCAGGATATATTTGGCTACTGTATGATAATGATATAGTTTCTATTGCTGGTTCATATTCATCAGTGAATTGTATAATTAATGTACTTTGATAAGGGTCTAATACTATAGGTAGTAATCCAAACGAATAATCATCACCTAAACTATTTGTAATTTTTGTCATGCTATCATCAATACTATTTGTGTTTGCTGCTTGGTCATTGTGAATGTATGCTCCTATTTCTTCTTGTTTATTACTATAGTAATTTTTATAGATATCCCAATAGCTTAAGTATGGTATTGCGTTAAATTGTCTACCAATTGCGCTATCTCCTCTTCCTAGTCCTCTAATATTTAAGTAACTAAATATAGAGCTTGGATTAATTTGGTCATTGTCTCCAGTTTTTGTACCATCTGCAGTCATCGAGATTTGTGGTAATTTAATTTGTGACATGTTTAAACCTATATTTAATAAGTTCATGTGTAATTTACCATTATATAATCTTATTGGGCAGCAAAATACATCCATTTGTACTTTGTAACTTCCAAATAATGGTCCTACTGTTGGAGATGTTTTAATATCTGCCTCCAAGTCAATTTCAAAGTTATCTCCTGGCAATGCTACTTCTGATAAGAATGGTACAAGTGTACCGCTTGACATTGTACTACGCCACAAGTAACTTAAATCGTGTGTACTTCTGCTATAATTTTTTAAATCTATTTTTTGTTTATTTCCGGAGCCTAATCTATCTCCGCCTAATGTTACACTACTCATTTTCTAAATTTTTTAGTTTATTAATTGATTCCATTTTGGCACTTACTGCCCATATTACTTGCACTATTCTGTCCCAAGTTATTTTTTTTGTTTCTTCTATACATATTTTTTTTGATAAGAACGTTTCTGTTAATCTATGATTACCTATAATACTGAAATATTCATTATTTTCTTTTACTACTGTAAAAGGTGTTCCTTCTATATTTTCGAATGTTAATTCATTCGAAGAGTCTACTTTGTCTAGTAGGTCTACATTCGTTAATGTATCTAATTGTTCCGTAGTTTTCATGTATTTCTATTTTTTTTGTTGAATTTGTTTTATAATATTCTTTTTTGAATTTTTGTTTTGTGATTAATTCACCCGTTTCGATATCTACAAACTCCGTTTGTGTATACCATTTTTTAATTGTCATTTATTTCATCTTTATTATTTTTAGTTATTAATTTTATTATTGTTCTATATTTTTTTATTTCTTTTTTTATTACTCTTTTATTATATTCTAATTCTGTTAATTTATTATCTATTTCTTTTAGATATTCATTTGCTTTCATTTTTATATAATTTAGTTAATTCTTTTGTTACTTCTTTCCAATGTTCATCTTGTTGCATTTTACCCATTACAACCATTCTGTTGTAATCTTTACTATATTTATTATATAGTATTATTGCTCTTTCTTCTGGTGTCATGTTAATTATTTTTTTGTAAATGTATTTATTTATTTTCATTATTTTACATTTTAACATTTATTTAACTATTTCATGCGTACTTACTCTTGAAAGAGTGCGGTAATTTCACCGCAACTTTCATGAGTTGCCCCGCAGGGTTTTTGCGTTTTTTATTCTTGTTAATGTTTTTAAGTTTCTTCTTTCGTTTTCGTATCTTTTTAGTTGCCAGTTTTTACTGTCATCGCCGTATCCTAGGCGTTTATTTCTTTTTCTATGATATTCTAGTATTTTATAGTATTCTTCTTCTCCTTTACTTATGTCTATTTTTTCTCCACATACATATCTTATTTCTTTATCCAATTTTATTAACCATAATTTTTCTTTTTCTTCTTCTGTATATATTTGGTTTCTATAGTATATTGGTAATGGTAATTTTATTCCTTGTTTTGTTGTGTATGTTTCTTTAGTTTCTGTTTCGTTGTATTTATTTTTTTCTGCGTCTGGTCTTTGAGTGTAGTTTCTTCCGATTCCAGCGCTAGTGAGTATTTTACTATTATATTCTTTATGTTTTTCATCTGTTTTATTTACATATTTTACTACGTAATTTATTGTTT